GTTTTGAGGTTAATCGAACGTATCAATATAGAGTGCTGCGTCTGAATGAAGGTGTCTTCACTGTGCAGATGTACAGCGCTGAGGGTGACTCGGTAACGGATGAGTACGCGCCTACAGCCGGCAATGCCACGTTAACCAAAATACCGTTCCACATTATCGGCTCAACAAACAACCTTAACGCGCCTGACATGCCGCCGTTGTATCCAATGGCAGAGATCAACCTAGCCCATTACCAGACCACGGCAGACCACCGGGAAAACCTGTTATTCATGGGCAGCTAACCCTTGGCATTAGCTCGGATCTGTCGCCAGAGGCATTTGCGGAGGCTAACCCTAACGGCGTTATCGTCGGCGCTCGTGCCGGCCATTTCCTTGGGCCTAACGGTAAGTTCACCCAGGCAACAGCACCGGAGTCGTCAAGCCTGCGGGTGGCACTGCAAGACCTACGCGAAGAAATGGCATCCATCGGCGCAAAGCTGGTGAGCAAAGGCGGACAAGCAGAAACGGCCGAGACTGCAAAGATCAACGCAGCGTCAGAGCATAGCGTTCTAGAGACTATGGTAGGCAACGCTTCGGAAGCTATAGAGGCGACGCTTGAGGACATGGCGCTGTATCAAGGCGCGAGCCCTGACCAGGTAGAGTTCCGGCTGAATACTGATTTCTTCGAGGAAGGTATTGATCCGCAGCAAGTCATGGCAGACATTGCACTGTATGACCGCGCACTGATCGCCAAGCAAGACGTGCGTCGAAACCTCCGCCAAGGTGGCCGTGTTGACCCTGCCCGCACCGATGAGGAAATAGACGCAGACGCCGGGGACGACCTGGGGCCAGCGTTAGGCGGGGCGTCATTTAATGGCGAATGAATTTCTCGACCAGTTCATCCGGCACAGCATTTACACCCAGCGGCTAGGTGCGTCTAACGGTAATCTATTTGATGATTACCTGAAGCAAGCTGATCGTGTGATACGTGACGTGCTGTCAGATGCGGGTGATATTTCATCACAGCGGCTAATGGTCAAGATCAATCGGCAGCTTCGATTGCAGATGTCTCCGATCTATGCGGGCTATGGGAAGGAGCTGACGGATGGCCTTGAAGAGCTGGCACTGTCAGAGGCAGAGTGGACACAAAAGGCTCTTAGCCGCGGGGTAAGCGCTACCATAGCGGCCCCGGCATCCGCCCAGGTGATTAGCGCAGCATTAGCAAGGCCCATGCAATTCGGCAATACGGCGATTGTGCTGAAAGACTTAATCAAGGGCTTCACGGATAGCGAGATCACCAAGGTTCAAGGCGTTGTTCGGTCTGGCTCTTTGACGGGCAGACCACTAGCCAGATGGTGCAGCGCATCCGAGGCACCAAGGCGGCGAACTTCAACGACGGGACGCTTGCCACTACCCAGAGAAGCGCCCGACTGATCGCACGGACGGCCACTAACCACTTCGCTACCGTCGCTAAGGATATGACGTACAACGCCAACGAGGACGTGCTAGAGGGCGTTGAATGGTCGTCTACACTAGATAGCCGGACATCTAATGTCTGTCAGCTCAGAGACGGTCAGATGTATCCAGTGGACAGCGGACCACGGCCACCAGCTCATCCAGGCTGCCGGTCAACCATCATTCCCAAGGTTAAACCAGAGTTCAGCCTGTTCAGAGGCAACGAAACCCGCGCAGCCGTGGGGCCAGAGGGCGCGAAGACTACGCAGGCCGGAACCTATTACGGGTGGTTGCGCACACAGCCGGCAGGGTTCCAGAATGAGGTTCTAGGCACCACAAAGGGCAAGCTGTTCCGTAGTGCCGGCCTGGATAACAAAGAGTTTAGGCGGCTGGTGTCTAACAACTTTGACGAGCCCTTGACCCTGGCAGAGATGCGATTGAAAGAGCCGGAGGTGTTTAGCCGCGCAGGGTTATAGCTAAACGGTATAAGACAAGCCCGCCTAGTGCGGGCATTTTTTATGCCTATTTGAAATTCAACGGAATGTGCTATACTGTTTCGAAATAGGCTTGTGGCCTGTTATAACTTTTAGCTAGGGGCTAAAGATGAACAGATTGATGCGGATGTTGATGGCACAAAACGGCTACATGGCTGAGGCCGGTGCTGATGGTGAAGCAGGTGGCGGCGGTGAAGGCGAGGCTGGCTCAGGCGAAGGCACAAAGACCTACACGCAAGACGAAGTGCAGGCGATGATTGAAGAGCAAACCGGCGGCCTAAAGAAAAAGGTTGACGAGTTGCTAGACGAGAAGAAATCCGCCAGCCAGAAAGCGCGAGAACTAGAAGAGTCGAAGCGTACAGCCGACGAAGAGCGCCAGAAAGAGAAAGGCGAGTTCAAAGAGCTTTACGAGAAGACGCAGGCAGAGCTTGAAGAAGAGCGCAATTCCAATAAGACGTGGAAAGAGCAGCTTCAGCAGCGAGACATTAAGGAGAAGGCCAGCCGCATCGGTAATGACCTGGCTAAATCCGACACCAAGCGGGCAGAGGTATTGGCTGATTACGTTGGCCGGTACGCAAAGCACGATGGCGAAACAGTAACATACGAAATCGGCGGCATCGAAGTAAGCGCCGACAAGTTGAAAGAGCATTTGACCATGGAATACCCATTCCTGGTTGACGGTAACGGTTCAAGCGGTGGCGGGGCCACAGGCGCACGCGGCGGTGCTGCAAGCGATAAGACAGCGAAGCGTTCTCAGTTTGACTCAATGGGTCAGAACGAGCGGGCGACATTTATCAAAAGCGGCGGCAAAGTTGTCGCAGACTAACTAACTTATAGGCACCCAACATGGCTAACGTACTGACAGACCTTGCAGGCGACATCTATCGCGCTGCTGACATTGTAGGCCGAGAACTGACCGGCGCATCATCTTCCGTATTGCGTAACGCTTCCAGTGAGCGTGCTGCGATTGGTGATCCCATTCGTTCGTTCTTCACTCAGCAAGCAACCGCAATTACACCTACCCCGTCAATGACCATTCCCGAGGGAGATGATCAATCGGTAGATAACAAGACCCTGACCATTTCCAAGGATCGCGCTGTACAGATTCCGTGGACTGGCGAGGACATGAAGCATGTCAACAACGGCAGCGGGTTCGATACCATCTATGGTGATCAGATTCGCCAAGCGATGCGCACGATTTCTAACGAGATCGAGGCGGACGTGCTGATTGAAGGCTATCAGAACGCATCACGCGCTGTCGGCACTGCTGGCACTACTCCTTTCGGGTCGGACTTCGATGTTGTTGCAGAGGCCCGTCAGATTCTGGTGGACAACGGCACGCCAATCGACAACCAGATCACAATGGTTCTGAACACCCTGGCTGGCACCAAACTCCGCAACCTGGCACAGCTTCAGAAGGTGAACGAGTCTGGCGGGGCTGAGCTATTGCGTCAAGGCGCGTTGCTGGATCTCCAAGGCATCATGCTGAAAGAGTCGGCAGGCGTTCAGGCGCATACGCAGGGCACTGGCACGAGCAATCTGGTGAACGGAACTCAGGCTGCTGGCGATACTGTTATCCTTGCCGATAACGGCACAAGCACTATCGTAGCGGGCGACGTTGTTACCTTTGCTGGCGACACGAACAAGTATGTCGTTACCGTGGCACTGTCTGGCGGGCAATTTCGAGATTGCTTTCTCCCGGCCTTCGTGTCGCGCCTGCTGACAATGCCGCAATCACTGTAGGTTCAAGCTACACCGGCAACATTGCATTTCATCGGAACGCGATTGAGCTTGTTATGCGAGCGCCTGCCGTGCCTGCTGGTGGCGATACTGCTGATGATGAGATGATGGTACAAGACCCAAGCTCCGGCCTGGTGTTCGCCATCCGCTCATACAAAGGCTACCGTAAAGCCATGTTTGAAGTGGCTGCTGTGTGGGGCAAAAAGTGCTGGAAGCCTGATTTTGTTTCAACCATTTTGGGTTAAGGCAGAAGTGGCGTAAACTAAGGGGGTGGCATAAGCCGCCCCTTTTTTATATCGGAGTGTTATGATGCAACCTGAACACATGAAGCAACACGGCTGGGTATAGCATGGCGACGATTGTTGTTGAAGACGGTACTGTTGTTGCGGGGGCGAACTCCTATGTCACCGAAGCAGAGCTAACGACCTACGCGGCTGATCGCGGCGTGACGCTTACCGCTGCAACAGACGTGCTGTTAATTAAGGCCATGGACTACATCGAAAGCCTGGCGTTTATCGGTGACAAGCACAAAGAGTCCCAGCCGCTACAGTGGCCGCGTGATGAAGTCTACATTGACCGCTATTACATTGAGCGTGAGACGATACCAAAAGAGCTAAAGAACGGCGTGTATACCGCAGCACTGGCGATTGATGCAGAGCTTGACCCGCTTCGGATTATAGAGCGAGCAACCAAGCGCGAAAAGGTTGACGTTATCGAAGTTGAGTATATGGACAGCGCAGCCTCTCAGACCATTGTGCGCACCATTAGCGCAGCCCTGTACAAGATACTTCGCCTAGGCGGTCATGGGTCTAGCGCGTTCCGTGTGGTGCGTGTATGAGCATTG